TACTGTTAACTAGTGTTTCATCATAAATCAAGAACTCGCATCCATATTCTCGACGGAATCTTTCCTCGCCAATGCGCCCTTGTTCTTGTCTAGCCCATTCATCATCTCTATCTGGATGCTCATCCCAAGTGCATGTAAATGGATGAAATCCATTAGTACCTAACTCTTGTTCGTTACCATATTCGTCAAACAAGTTATTTGCTTCTTTCCAAATGTTAGCAAACGTGTCCTCGTCACTGTTAGGTGTGCTAGTAATAATAGCACGACCACCAGTTGCTAGTGTTGGCGATATAGATGTCCAAAACTCGTCAGCAATGTTTGGCTGTACAAATGCAAACTCGTCACAGTATAGTAAGGATATTGACATACCACGACCAGTGTTGCCAGTAGTAGTTGCTGATACAATACGTGATCCATTATCAAATTCAATACTCCCTTTGTTGTAGTTAATTACACCACTACGTATATGGTCTGGACACAACTCATACGCATAACGTATACGTTGCATAATTTCCTGTGAGCCAGTATATTTGTGAGCGGCAATTAGGATTGTTTGGTCTGGATGAAACATTGCAAACCATAGTAAATATCCTGCGGCACAGGTTGTTTTGCCCATTTGTCGTGGCAACATGTTTACAGTAAATCTATGATTGTGGTAAGCGTCTAGTAAACGTGTTTGATATCCAAACGGTGCAAACAACATTTTGCCTTTTGTAGGATGCTGTATATAGAAAAAGTTTTCACAAAAATAGTGATAGCCTGTTTCTGGGTCAGCACATTTTAACAGATCAGAAACTTGCTCTTCTGTAAACTTATCTTTTTTATGGGCTTTCTTTGTTAAGACGCCGTCTAGTGATTTACTCATGTGTTTATTTACATAAAAAAAGCGGGCACTGCGCCCGCTTTTGAGTTGACCTATGGTCTATTATCTACTCTTAACTTCGTTATATAAGTTTTGTAAATTTAACTTTAAGTTTTCAGAAACAGCAGTATAAGGGTTGCCGCCACCGTTAACTTTTGGTACTTCATTTCCGCCATGACTATGTAGATCATCACCTGTAGGAATTACAGCATCAACATCTGCATACATTTCATCTGGGGCATTAGCTAAATTTTCTTCGCCAATTTCAATGTCAGCATCACCGCTACGGCGCATGTTTGATTCTTCATCATCGCGCTCAACATCAAGTACAAGCCCTGCTGGGCCTTTCATAGTATCATCACCACCGTTTAAGTCAGCACCTTTTAAGATATCTAACAAATCACGAATGTTTTCAGTACCAGTAGCGTTAACGCTAACATTCATTGTAACAGGAGTTTCTGGCGGACGAGACATTCCGCCCATTGGCATACCGCATTCTGCAACAGCACTTTCTGTTAATCCAGCAAATTGTTTGATTGCTTTCATATCTTGGTCTGTGGTAGTTAGCTTATGCTCGTTAACTTCTCTAAGCTGAGTAATTGGTTTATCGATCTCAGTAATTGTGCTTAATAATTTTTCAAAATTCATTATTTTTGTCCTTTAAATGGGTCAACAAATTTCATTGATTTGGAACCAATAGGACTTGTTGTGCCAATGTTGTCATCCTTTTGTGCTGGCTTTTCCTCGGGCAATGATTTAGCTAATAGCTGATCATTAACACCTTTATATTGCTCACCTCTATGTGATTCCAAATCTTTCAAGAAATCTAATTTCTTTTCTTTAGGACTGTCTTCATAAGATTTATTTAAAAGTGATTCAGTTGAAGTGCCAATTCTATTAACTGCTTCTAAATTAGCAATTAAGTCTTCCTCTTCTTTCATGCTTCTTACACGAATACCACCACGATTAATTTGCAACTTGTCCGACAAGTATTCTGCAATAACTTGCGGAGTCGCAGGATAACGACATGAAACATCAAACATTGTTACATGTGTGTTTTTCATTTCTGGAAAATCCAAAGGACTTTCTTGAATTGGAGTACGCTTACCTTTAGTAATACTAGCACAGTCATATTTCATTAAACATTCTTTCATTGCTTTGTCAAAGCCGTCAGGCAAGTCACCTGCAATTTTAATTTTAAAATCATATGTCTTTACGCTTTCTGCGAGGTAATCTATAAATGTTGTCATAGTCAAATCCGTTATACTATATTTATTTCATTTGTTTTAGTTTTTCAAGTAAACTATTACGGTCTGTGATAATAACACCGTCTCCAGATATGCTTAAACCATCATTTTCTGTTGTTTCTTGATCTAATTTTTGTTTCTTAAGCTGTAGCTCAATCATTTTGAGCTTTTTGTCAATTTTGGCTGCTTTAGCATCAATAGCATTTTTAAGCATACCGCCTGCTACTTCAAATATACGACCACTATAACGTGCTTCTACATTCATACCTAGATCCATTAAATCATCATAAGCATCTGTAGCACGTTGAGCTAGTGCATCAAACTCTTGATCACTAATATCACCAAGACCTTTAACTTGTGGCAATGCTGCCGCAATTTTGTCAAATTCACTGATATCTCTCAACAAAGGTTCAGCCTTTGTTGGAATTTTGTCAGCTTCGTCTCGAACAATTTTCTTGTTCTCTGGCAAATTTAAGATTTCTTCAAGTTTCTTAGTCATAGCATTACTTATCTAACTCCGCCCTGGTGGAATAAATCTCCCTCAGTTAAAATACGGAATTTAATACCTTGTCTTTTGCACCATACGCTAGCGGCTTGCCACTTGGCTTGATTTTTAACAAACTGTGCTTGATTGTATTTACTTTTGCCTACACTTTCTAGTGTGGTTTGATTTCGTGGTTTTACTTCAATAAGTTCAACTAATACTTTGCCAGCTTTATCAACATATTGTATAAAAAAGTCTGGCACATATATTGTATTTCTATTGGTCAGCGGATCTCTATAAGGAATACTGATTGCTTCACTGGCCCACTTGTGTATACTGGGGTGTGTATCACAAAAATTCATGAAGCTCCACTCCCAACTAGATCTGTACGTGGGGGTTTTGTTGCCTACATATTTTGCTGGGTGTTTGGGTACAAATTTACCACGGGCAAATCTACTCATACTAAAATATTTCTAGTTTCGTAACTGTCTTCTAAAGTAGCAACTTTGTAACCCAGTGTGCTGGTTTGTTCTCTGTAACTGTTTAGAACTTGTGCTACTACTTTGGCCAATTGCACATCAGTTAAGCCTTTAAGTGTGTCAATTAATTGAAACACATTTACATTGTCTATTCTAGCTTGATTAAGTAATACAATACCTGTACTTCTTGATGCAGATTCGTCAAATCCACGTTTTAAGAAAAACCCCAATACTGCATCAATTTGATTTGATGGGAATGTAATTTGACGTAAGAAGAATTTGTCAAAAAATTCTTTGACTTCTTGACCACTGCTACCTGCTTCTGTTTGTTGGGGTAAATTACTAATCATGTTATGGTCCGAAATCCACTTGTGTTGCTGATGTAGATGTGTTGTTGTTATTGTTTCCAGGGAATACAACATTCTTAATTCCACTCAATCCCACAGCTGCCACTGCTATTGCTCCAGCTGTGATAAGTTTGTTGCCTTCTTCTCGCACACCTGCGTTGGTCAATCTGCCAGCATTTTGATATGTGTTTACTGCGCTAATTGCTGTTGATAAGAAACTAGCAGGACTGTCAAATGCCTCGCCACTTGCCAATGAATCTAACACATCGGCAGCGCCTTCAACTATGCCGCCAGGGCCAAATATAGTACTTGTTCCGCCGCCTCTTGCAGTTAATGGACTTGGCATTTTATCATAGTGATCAATAGCAAACCCTTTAACACGACCGCTTCTTACACGGCCAATATTGTAATGCACAGCTTCGTATGCAATAGTCATATTATTCTCTGCACCACCACCATTCTGTTCACTGCTCTGTGCAGAATCATGCCCAAATGCTGTTATTACAGGATTTACCAGTGTATAGCTAACATACTCACGCTTGTTTAACTGATACAGTACAATTCTATTAAAAAATGGTATTGAACTGTTATTATCTAAACCATATCTTGATTTAATATAGTCAGAACTTCTCATTGCATTTCTTGCGTAAGCACCTGCGGTCTTGGCGGCACTTGGATCAGCATAATAATAACTATAATAGTTCTGCCATAATGTGTTAATTATGTGAGCCCTATCATCATGGAATTTGATGTTGATAGGCATGAATTCGTGATCCAGCTGTACTATCTTTTTTCTATTATACTGATTTAATGTTGTTGTTTTTAATGTAAACTTGGGAAAGTCAACACTTTTAACTAGTAAGCCAATTTCATTTTGATGTTGATATTTTAAATTTAATGATTTTAAAGCACTGGTGTTAATGTCAAAAAATACATGATATAAAAATTTTGACTTAGGTGCCAGCCTAAAATAGTCGTCTTGAAAAGTACGACTGGCGTGTTCCCACGTGCCTAGACTTCCTTTAGGATTGCCTAAGCCGTTAAGTAAACTATCTAAAATGCCATTGTCTTTGCTTGCCATATAATTATTTATTAAAATAATAAAGTGCGTATATTACTAACACTCATAAAAAAAGGCTGTTACCAGCCTTTTTTATTAACCCGCACCAGTTGTCAATAGACCACTTGAACGCTGACCAACTGATCTCCAAGAAGCACTTGAGTTTGCGCCTGCTGGAACTAGGATACAGTTATCTGGTTGAATAGTAAGATCAATAGTTGACGGACCTTGTTCGCCGTATGCCAATGATTGGTAGTTGGCTGCTGTTAAGTAACATCCATAACATTCCCAACGCTCCAATACTTGTGGCTCACTGCCGCCGTTACCGCCGTCTAACATTTCCATAGCACAAGTAAACTTGTAGTCAACACCGCTAGCCGCTGAACTTTGTTCAAAGAAATCAAACTGCTTTTGAAGTTGTTCACCAACCAGCTTGCTCACTGCGCCAGTTACGTCATCACGTAGTACAATTGGGAAGGTATTCCATGTTGGTTTACCTGCATAGTTGATTTTGCTGTTGTAGATTTCAATTACTTGGTTAGCAAATGTCAAGTTTGGTCGGCTTGTACTTACTACCTGTTTTGTTAATTCAGTAGTTGGTGTGCTTACGCCAAAGTTCTGGAAGAATACTCTGAAGCGATACTTTAGCTTTGGCATCAACATGCCTTGCGTTGTTGCGCTTTGATCGCTTGCCAACGGTACTGTAAATTTGTTTAATGATGCAATTGCCATATTATTATGCTCCGTTATTGATATTTATCATCTTATAGACCTGCTATTTCGCCAGTGTTCTTTAGGCGTAATGGAATGTAGATGAACT